TCTCCATCATCTCCCTTGACTCCGCTGATCTCGAACCAATGTGGGTCTGAATCTGGAGGCCCTGTGAGATTTGCGTAAATGAACAGCGAACCTTCAATTGAAGGAGAAGCTCCAGAAGATCCTAGAAAATAATCTCCTACATTTGCGGATTCGGGAAAATCTGTGTCAAAGGTAAAACTTACCGGCGGGCCTGTCGGTCCTGTGGGTCCACTGAATTCGGCGACTTCCCAATTTCCATTATTACTCAAATCATTGGGAATATTATCTTTTAGGATATAAAATTTATCAACATCTACAACATATGCCAACATTCCCAGTTCCCGTCTTTCAACGGGAATATCGTATAGATTTTCATCACTTCCGGTTAAAGCTTGGACAGTTCTAAGTCCACCCAATCCATACTTCGGATTTGTTACTGGAAATCTGTCTGTAGTGGAGGTTGGAGCAATAAGTCCAGTAAATGCTATACTATTGGGAATATCAGCCATCAAAAATCCAATTTAAAATATATTGCAATGTCTTTTTTTCGGAAATGCTAAATCTTATTTATTCTTTCTTTTATCAACTACCTTTGAATACTCTTATTCTTGTATAACCCGGATCTTGAAGTCCGGCAAATCTATTGGAACTTCGGTAAACTCTATATTTAATCTCTATTCCCTCGTCATTGATAGCAGTGATAGTTCCCTTATCCTGCATTGGAATTGGTTGTGCAACTCCAGATGTGGTGACATCGGAAAAGGAAGTACTAAGACTATACTCTGGAGGGTTTAAGTCTGTGTTTTCATCTTCATTTCTTTCAGGAACTATCCAATAAAAATAAATGTCTTCATCGGTTGAAGCATAATCTCTTACTATAGGTCCGTTTAAATTGTTGATTTTATAAGAAATGGATTTTGTGTCTCCTTGCACAGTAGAATCCCTGAAATAATTCAATAAACCAACATCAATAGTTTCAGATGAAGTCTTTCCTGTGTATATGGCATAATTCCATTGATAACTTTGTTGAGCAGAATAAGTGTTTTGGTCATTTCCAGTCAAAGATATTATAAAATTTATTGATCCTTCGGTGTTTCTTGTGTAAGAGGGGTGATCTATATCCACAGTTCCGTCAACTGTTGGGAGAGTCAAGTCATCGTCAACCGAAACTATTTGAAAACCTTCTATTAGAGTTGCATCTTGAAATCCTGTTCTTTGTATACGAAGAGAATTTGGCTCTGCTTGATCTGGATCTCGTATTGTCCAACCAGCTTTTGCTGTTTGGGCAGAAGTGTCGCGACCCACCTCCAAAGGTGAAGAGAAATCCAATCCTATGGAAAAACTATCAAATCCAAGAACAACTGGATATAACAAAGCTTTAAGTATGTCCAAAGTGGGAGTCCCAATTTCAAAAGTTGTTCCTTCTGGAATTCCTTCTAGATTTTTTGCTGTTGTTTCATTGGTTGTATCCCAACGGAGAGATTCGCCAGATGGTCCAGTTGGCCCCTGAAATCCTTCTGGTCCCGGTGGACCTGTTGGACCAGCTGGTAGAACTGGTTCTTGGGGAACCTCTTCATCTACTATGAGGGGAACAAAATCCGAATCTTCTCCCGGAATAGCTCCTGTTCCTATGATGGTGAATTGAGTATTTGGATCTCCCTGAATAGGAAGAAACTCTTCTTCACCGCTTTCAATCGTTTCCTTTCCTGTTATTTTCATGATTAACTGAGACTTATTATCTCATCTCCTTCTTGAAGATCGGAAACAGAAATTAAACCTCTATTAGCTGTTCTAAACTTTCTAGTTGATTCAACTTCTAAGATGGTGCCATCTTCCAAAGTCACCTTTATCAAAGATGGTCTAGAGGAAGTTTGGGATGGCGGACACGAAGTATTCAAATTGAATCCTGGACTAAATGAACTTGGGGATATTCCAGAGGGGTTCAAATCTATTTTTGGAGCAGACAGTGTGAGATTTCCTCCACTTATGATACTAGCAGAACCACCAACTTTATGAAGGTAACTTCCATCTGTTTGCATTGTTGTGTTACCCTTCACATGTATTCTGGCATTTCCACTTATCTGAACATCCATTCCCTTCCCAGTGTATACTTTCAAAGCGTTTCCGACATTGACATTCATGTTTCCATATATGGATACATTGTTGTTTTTTCTTATTATCTCAAAGTCGTTTCCTATTATTTTTTGAACTCTTGTTCCATCGGGATGTATCTCTTCAAATGTTCCAGATTTGTGATATTGGTGTATTCTTTCAGCGCCGGGACTATCGTCTACTTCAAAGACATGTCCCGATTCGGTTTCAACAACATGATTCTTTGGATATTTAGCATTGTATGGGGTTTCTGGTTCACTCCAACTTCCCCCCAAAGCAGTCGGATTGCAATCATCCAAGTCATCCTTCTTTTTTCTGACAATGGTGTTGTTTATATCTTCGTTTCTTGCTAACTTGTTTGTATCTGGTTCCTTAGCATAATTCTTTGTCGGGAATTTTCCACTGGGATCGTTGAAACCCAATTTGGGATTTGCTTCTGTGGTTTTGTTTATTCCCCCATAGGTTCCTAAAATCATTGGTTGTTGACAATCTTTACCATCTCTGAAAAATCCAACAACCCAAGTTCCTGGTAAAATTCCCGTTGGGGAAATTCCTATGCCACAAACACTCGCACTGTTACTAGGCATCATCACAGGAGCCCAAGGCAAAGATTCTGTTGGAATTTCATTTTTGATGGGAGTATGAATACCGAAAATTCTAACTCTACACCTACCTAGTTTGAGTGGATCGTCGATGTCTTCCACAAACCCGTGCCACCAAATAAACTCTGGATGTAATTCATTTTCGCTCATTATTTTATCCTATTGACACTTCATCTGGGAATGCTTCCTCAAACGAATCTCTAATAACTTCCATGCCCATACTGTATCCATCAAATTTTCCTATGTGGTGTCCAACGGCTGTTATCAAGTATTTACCCGAAAGATGGCCGTCCAAAATAGCATCATCGTCTTTGGATTTTAAAAATTCTGCTGAGATTATTTCCACGTTAATCGTTTGTCCCGCTCTTCTTCTGGAATCACCTGGAACATCCAACTTCAAAATTTTTGCATTGTTTTTCAGTAAATGCGAAGCTCTTTTTTGCTTATTATAAACATTATATTGATCCATTATATTGTCTCGGGAATATGAAGATTTTTGCATATAATATAATTTTGTCTGGGGGGGAATTTTTGTCGCTACAGTCAGAGGCAACAAAGGTTCACTAGCAAGATTTTGTATGTATAGGTTTTGAAAATCTTTGACGTAAGAAAATGAATTGTACTCAATATTCTTAAAGGTTATGTCATACCCAATGGAGAGTGATGATAAAAGTCCCTCCATTTCCATTTCTGCTTTATTGTTGCCATTTTGAACTTCCTGAAAGGCAATTATCTTTTTCATTTCTGCTTCTAAGTTTTTTGACGTATCATCTTTTACGGGTTCTGTCGTGTATTGATAAGTTCCTACAGGTTTTTTGGTTTTTAGCAATGAGAGTGGTGTGAAATAAAACCCATCCAAAGTTTCAAAAAACATATAGTCACAATTTCCAAAAAATTCTGCTTTACTTGCCAACCAATTTATAGTTTGAAATGGAGACCAATTTGGTATCGTAAATGTTGTTGGTTTTGTGGTGTCAAAGGTGGTTTCAAGTTTAGGGTTATCTAAATCATTTGGTCCCTTCAGATAATTTTGATAGATACTCCTGACCATATTTGAAAGAGTCATATTTGAATAACTCTTTGAGATTTTCTTTTTATAGTTTAAACCATATTGTGGTGAAGCAAACTGTAGAGTGAATATGACTTCTTGTTTTCCTGGAATTCTTTGTTTTACCGACATGTCATAAACCACAAATCTTTTCACTACAGTTTCTGTCGAAGGAGTCTTGAAAGACACTTCTACATATTCTTTTCCTATAATGGGAGCATTTCTAATCATATTCATCGTGTCAACGATTGTTATGGAACCAGTTAAAACATTGCTGTAGATACTTTCGTAAACTTCAATGTCCACCCAAAGTTCACTGCAATCAACCTTGATTCCAGCGTGATTCTCTATCTCAACTTTTTTCACAGAGATATCATTAGCATTCTTTAAAACATCCTTATCAATTTCCATTATATCAAAGATCCTCTATTTTTTTTGAATATCTCTTCCATTGAAGAGATTACAGATTGCACCAACTGTGGTTTAGGAACCTTTATTCTTCGTTTTTTCTCGTTTTGCTCCAGTTCGTAGTATTCGTTTGTGATATAAAAAGAAGAATTGAGATAATTTCTATCGTTGCCCTGAATAGCAAAGACATCTGCAAAGGTATCTTCTTGAGGATTGGAAAACAATCCATCATTTATAGCTTCAGATGTGAAGGGGTGTATGAAGTGGCTGTATGGCGAAGATTCGTATTCTGAACTTCCTTCTTTAAATGATTGTTTTGGATCTCTATATTCCCCATTGACTAGAAAATTATGCACGGAATATCTTCCTTCGGGGATGATTCTGGTTATGGGAGATCTTATGGTAAATTTCTCTCCGTAATTTACTATTTCATAGAAAATGAAGGAATTTGTGGTAGACGAATTTGAAGGCCAACCTTTCGTGTCGATGCGAATTTCATAGAAATCAGAATTTATTTTGTTTATTTTAGTCTCGTACATTTTCCCTTCAATGAAAACTTTGACTTCTGTTGCATCATATATTTGAAATAATTCTGAATTTGTTAAATCTCTTTTCAAGAATTCTTTATATGGATCAGTAATTCTTTCCAGTGGAGTGTATATTATGGAATATTCATAATCTCCTGCACTGTCAAGACGAGGCTTCCATATATCTGGAACAAAAATACTAGTTCCCTTATATTTTTCATCTATATGAGATTTCAATTCTTTCGTGGATCTTGGCCAAGATTCGTAAGGATTGATCATGTTGTTTGCTAAGAAAAATATCCAATGTAAATCTGCTTTTTCATATAGTTTATAAGCTAAAGTATCAGGCCTTTCCTCATCCAATATGACATAATCACTGAAATTGTTTCTGTATAAACTTACATATTCCGCTATCTTTACTCTAGAAGTGATATCAACAGCAGTCTTCCTGTATTCCACGGAATTGTTAGCTCCGTGAAAACCATAGTTTACTTTTGGTAGTTTGGAAAAATACATATCAATATCCCTGTTGTATTCTCTCTCTTGTGAGGAGTTCTAGTTCTGTGAATTCCAATTTCATGGTTACTTGATTTGCAGGAGATCCATACATGAATTGTCCATTATTGAAAACTCCCTTATCCTCAAAAATTGATCTGAAAAAGGACAAATCTTTATCGGAACCATATGATATGTCACACTTGGTGCAAGCACATAACCCTATTCTGAAAAGAAAATCGTTCAACAATAGTTTATCGTAAAAACCTATCTTAAATTGACCTGGATAATCTAAATACAACCCTCCTTTTGTTCTCTTTGGGTGAGAATACCTCTTGAAAGCGTATAAGATAGCATAAATGTTTATGGCTTCCTTTTCACTTTTCGGGTTGAATTTGTATTCAAAGGAAAATGATCTTCTTCCCACATTCTTGAAAACTTGTTCTTTGAATTGGTTTGGAGCTTGTCTTTTCTTGAGATCGAGAGCAGCATTTAAATTCACTTCTCCTTCACCGAATATTTTAGAAATGTCGTCTACTACAGAACCAGGAATAGAAACCATTTTTCTTATAATTTCCTTAGTTTCATCTGATACGTTTTCTCCATCTCCCGCTTCTTTCAATCCTTCTTTTGCTGAAATGACATTTGCTAATCCAGTAAAATCCGTATCTTCATACTCAAAAGAATAATTTGAATCAATTTTAACTGGCATTGGCAATGCAATGGACAATCCTATTCTACTAAGATTTGAGCCAAAACCCAACTTGGTTGAATTGTATGATCTAATTCCAAACCCAGCATTTGCAGCTGCTAAAGCTTGCGGATCAACATTGGGATTTACCAGATTGATTACATCTTCAGCTGCATCTCCTATGGCTTCAACATATGCAGCACTGTCCACATCTCCACCAGCTGCTGACAACTTATCTTCTAGTTCTCCTACGAGATCATCTTCAACCTTCTCGTCTTCGGTTCTATTGTCGTAAGTTCCAAAAGAACCCCAAGATAAAGCGGTATCCCACCAACTACTCCCCACGTCTTCTTTGGGTTTTTTGGTTGCTTCTTTTGATATAGCCTGTCCAGCTGTATCGTAAAAATCAAAAAGAACATAATCTTTCAATTCCGAGTTGTCGCCAATTCCTTCTGGATAAGACAATAGACCAACATTCTGAATATATGTGTCCCATGATTTCCAAGACCTCAACGCATAATTTTGTCCTTCTGGACCTTCAGAAAATGCATTTGCGGCTTCTAACTTGGATAACCAGTCTCGTTCTTGTGGGTCGGTTATTTCAGGCATACATATTTCCTTTTTTGTTGTTATAAATATATTTATAACATGAGCTACAAAGGAATATACAAAATAAAGAACCCTTCAAAATACAAAGGAGATCACAGAAACTGCGTTTTCCGATCTCTTTGGGAGAGAAAGTTTATGAAATACTGCGACACCAACGATAACGTGGTGTCTTGGTCTTCCGAAGAAATAAGAGTTCCTTATAGATCTCCCCTAGATGGAAAAATTCATCAATATTTTGTTGATTTTTGGCTAAAAACAAAAAAAACAGACAAAACTCACGAAGAATTTTTAATAGAAATAAAACCATACAGACAGACAAAACCGCCTGTAGTGGAAGAAGAAAAACTCACCAAAGCGAAAATAAATCAGATAAAAACCTATGCCGTGAATCTAGAAAAATGGCGATCTGCTAAAAGATTTTGTGAAAATAGGGGGTGGAAGTTTCTAATACTCACAGAAAAAGATCTTTTTGGTAGAAAAAATGAACAGAGAAATTGAAAGGATAATAGAAGAGGTTGAAATTGGTGGAACTAATTACATGTCCGATATGTTTGGACAAAAAGTATACTCAATATTATCTTCTATGGGAGATGAAGATAGAAAAAATATTCTAAATGAAATAAAAAAAAGTAGCACCAATCAACTGTTTCTTCCCGGAAGATTTTACAATTTTTATTATTATCCCTTATTTTTGAAAAGAGCATATGAAGAATATTACGATAAAAATCCTTTTGTTTTTGTTCTCAAAAGAGAAGAAAATATTATACATGGTTTGAATTTAAATTATTTGGATTTCAACAGAAGAAACAAATTATTGAATAAATTTTTTCGTTATTTTGTGGGAGACTATGAAAATTTAAATCCGTTTACAAATAAAATACTTTTGAATTACAAAGCAATGAATGCAAAATCCAATTTTATAGAACAAAAGATAATATATAGAAAGTACTATATAAATAGAATTAATATCGTACACAACATTCCCATCAGATATGTCAAAATAATGTCCGTTTTTGATGAAGTATCAGATTTTACGGTTTCCAAAGATCTAGTTTATAGATTGACCTTGAATGAATATTACAAAAATCTTAAAACAGAGACTAAAAAAGGAAAGAGACAAATATGACAGATTTCTATAGAGAATTTGTCGAAAGAATGAGAAATAATGGGGTCGCGAGACAACATTTTTATCTCAGGATTGATGTTTTTCAAGAAAATTTTAGAAGAAAAATTGTAAATCCCTCTGCTGTCGGTGGGTCTGGAGAAACCAGACAAAGAGAAAGGTTTTTTCCGAGTGATGAGGGAGCTACTTATAGGCAATTATTCACACCAAAGAGATTGCAAACCATCGGATTGATGTGTAAATCCATAGCTATGCCTGAAAGAGAATTTGAAATAATGGAAGAAACCATTAAACCAGGATATGTAAATAGAATCGCTAGTCACAAAAAAGCTCCCAATGAAATTGAAGCAAAATTTTATTGCTCTCCAGACTTGAATGAACAAAGATTCATAGAAAATTGGATGAATATGGTAATAAATCCTTTCAATGGTTATGCTAACTATTATGAGGAATACGCAAAGTATAATACCATGACTCTTTTCAATCTACCTAGGAGTTATGCTGGTACAACAATAAATGAAGAAATTGCATTGAATGCTCCGGGTGGACCCATTTATTTTGTGAAAATGTTTGAATGTTATCCATTCGCGATAGAATCTACAGTAATGGAGAATGAAAACGCAGAAAAGATTTACGAACTAAGTGTCAAATTTTATTATAAATACTCGAAAACGATAACCGACTTGAACTTCGTGAGTGTCAAAGAAGGCTATGATCGTAGTGTTGAATAGATTTAAATTGAAACTGAAAAGGAGATTAGAAAATGGCATTACCAAAAATTGGGATTCCCCAGTATAAACTGGATCTCATATCGGGACAAACAATAGAATATAGACCATTTACCGTCAAAGAAGAAAAAATTCTTCTCATGGCAAATGAATCTAAAGATCAAAAAACCATA